ATTACCATATCCAACCTTAGCAATTGCCTTGACTGTTGTAACATCAGATTTCCCTACACTGAAAACAGTTCCAGTAGAAGCAATGCTTACGTAATTTGTTTGTAATCTAGCAGAATTGACTGAAGAATCTGGTTGCCCAGATGCTTTGAATGTATGAGTTCCAATTCCTGAAGCAGTCGTTCCAAATCCAACAATTTTAGTCCTTACAGTAACATCATTAGGATCAGTGTTTATATAATCAAGAGTTAATATTCCAGAACTTATACTTGAAGTAAACGTACCTATAAATCTATCAGATATTGAATCGTTGGAATCATTATCAAAGTAAAACTCTGATGCAAAGGTATTAGTATCATCATGATCTATGAATATTTCTGCGTAAGTTCTTTCATTAGTAGTTCCATTGAATATTTCAGCGTTAACAAATAGAGACTCAGTTTTTCCTACCTCTCTGTATAGTAAGTTATTTGTAGAACCTGCACTTATTATTTGATTTGATGATATAAGATCAACAAAACCTATTGTTATTGAAGTAGATCCAATGCCTGATGATGTAAATTTATTTTTAATAATCTTTAAATCATAATCAGTATTGAACTTTTCAAATGGTGTAAATCTAAGACTTAAAGTGTTATCAGTTAAATCACCCTCTATGTTTGCTATCTGGCGATCAGATCTATTATCAAGAGATCCCTTCTCAAATGTGATTATATCTCCTGTTGAAGATGGTAATGTAATTATCTCTGTCGCTTGTCTCTCACTACCTGCAGGATCAATAACTTGAACCAAAAATCTTGAGTATCCGTCTAATAAATTATAGTCATGGGCATCTACAAATAACTCTGATTCAGCACCACCAGCATTAGAGAATTGTGAACTGATATCATCAATTGATAATACTCTATTACTAATACAATTGATGAAATCTGATAATTTTTTATTGTTAAATTTAATAAATTTAGATTTTGTTGGATTAATATCATCAGGAAGGGTATCAACATCTATACCTAGATCAAAGAAATTGAGTGTATCAACTCTATTTTCACTTACAATATCTAATGTTGCAGAACTCGTTGAATCTAAACTTGATCCTATTGATACCTTAGTAACTGTAGTGATACCTGTATCAGAGAAGTTTTTCAATCCTGTTGGATGCACTAAACCATTTACAGTGGATGATAGTTTATCGTATGTTTGACTACTCTTTATTGTATATGATAGATTTTGATAGTAATCATTATCAGGTAATACTTGATAATCAAGATTTAATTTACCAGTATCATTTGACCAACCAGTATCTTTTCTTAAGGAGTAATCAACCTTAAATGTTGCTTTATTTTCCTTAAGTAATTTAATTGTTGCAAGTGTGCCTGAATTTTGCCCAAATATTTGATCACCAACGTTTAGTTCATATGTACCAAATACCTTAACTGTATCATTTAAGTTTTCTGTGATAATTAAATCTCTTTCAACAAAATCAGTTCCCACCTTTGTAAATACCTTCTCACCTTCTATAAACGCTCTTGCAGACTGTGTAACTTTAAACACAGGATAATTAGTTTTCTTAATTACTGAAGCGAAAGAATTTTGAGCAGTAACTGCAATACCAGGATTTGTTGTTACAAATTGTGATGCGTCAAATACTAATTTTGCAGGATTACTGTTTGTATAACCAATTACATCATAGAAATTGTATTTGTTATCTGGAGAATTAAATCCATCACCTTGATTTAATATGTTTACTATACCCTCAACAAATACTTTATCACCTACAGCAAATGGTGCTGCAGTGAATCCTGAAATAGGTGTAGCTAAGAAACATGTAACAATACCTGTTGTATTTGTGAAACAACTGTTAATACCAATACCATTATCATTATTTTCCGAAAAAACTATATTAGTAACTTCATTCAAACCAACAGGTGTTTCTAATATTTCTATTTCGCTAATTGCTGCACCCTGTATTTTTGCCTTAAGCACTCCTGTATCATACTTGATTCCAGTTTCTGGATTAACAAGAGATAGATCTGGTGCAGAGCTGTATCCCTTACCACCATCAAGTATATCAATTCCAACTATTTCATTTCTATCAACAACAGTGATGTTTGGTGATATAAAGACCTCTGGATTTAAAGTTTTATCTGCAGAAAAGTCAAATCCTTGATCATTAATTGTAAACTCCTTAATTCTACCAACTGTCTCTGATACAGGTATTATATCTGCATTGATACCATTAGTAGATGCTATACTTACAAACTCAGGAAGTTTCTTATAATTTGCACCACCAAATGTAAGACTTAATGAACCAACACCACCCTCTGCTGCGTATGACTTAGTTGTATATGATATATCGGATGTAGTCTTAATATATGATAGTTGCTCTGGAGACTCACTTACGGATATATTAAACGTTGTAGCACCTACACCAGAGATAGTATATGATCCATTGTAACTACTATCTTCAAATGTAATCTCAGAATAATTTTTAACATCAGTATCTGCAGTGCTAATAAATCCTGCTTTTTCTAATGAATAGTATATTTTTGATGGTAAGGCATCATCATAGTATACAGTTGTTGTGCTACCTGCACTAATAACGCTGAAGTTTAATGTTGACCCTATTGAGACCAATTCATTGTTAAATTGATTATCATAGAATATCCTTAAATTGTACCCAGATAACGATGCGTCACCAGTATTAAAAACTAAATTATTATTTCTGATAACTGGAATGACTGGATTAATTTTACTAATTTCATGAAGTGATCCCTGCGATTGAAGATCAATAATTGATGGTGGTTCAGTAATACTATCCTTTCTTGTGAGTGTTAGATTAAATTTATTATCATCTATTCTATGCACAAAATAAGATCCTGTGCCTAATCCTGTAATAAAGTTGGATGAATCATAAAATACCTTTTCACCTGTTTCAAATCCGTGTGAGGTGAGTTCAAACTCATTTTTGGTCAAATTGACTGATGTTGATCCAAAAGATATTGGATTTACTAATATTTTATCGTTAGCTGAATTATACTTTAATAATATTGACTCTGATGTTCCAATACCCAAAGATTGTTTTGGTTTTACTGTAAGAGTTACTAAATCACCATTTTCTAGACCATGAGCAGTTGATATTGATATTGTAGATTTAATTTTCTCAACTCTCGCAGTCTCTTGAGAGAAATTAGATTCAATAGAATATTTAAAGTCAGTATCATTATTATTTGAGTTAAATGATCTGAAGAATAATCCATCGGTGCTAGTGGTAAGACCTACTTCTGTAGTCAAACCTATAAGATTTTTAGATTTATTAATAACAAATAAAGTTTGTGTCTCTCCTGACTCTGGAATGTTAAATGTCGCACTGTCGCCAGTATTTGATGCAACTATGCGTGTGCTTCCACCTTTAGTTAAGGTAACTTGTTGATTTTGTTTGAATGGATGATTTGGTATAAAAATACTCTGATTTGGTATAGATGTTTCGGTTGGAATATTACCAATGACTATAGTTGATATTCCAGCTTGACCTGATACAGTGCCTATACCTAATTCTTGAGTTGGATTAAAGAAGATCTTATCATCTAATTTTGATGAGAAGAAAGGAGTTCTTAAAGGTATAGTAAAATTATCAACTATTTCTATAATATCGGTTGATGCAGTATGAATTCCTGCGGTGCTCTCTGTAATCGCTCTAATTACATTTCTGTCTGGGAATATGTTTAACACAGATAACCTAGCTGTTCCTATACCTATGGTTGAACCTATAGAAATGTTAGGAACTTTTGATACAAACATATCTGTGACTATACCTGCTGCAGTAATAGCAGGTGTGTCTGCTATTAAGTTTGCTGTTGCAGAAGATATCGCAACCACATGTTCACCGTTTAAACCTGCTATAAACGTTGATATCCCTGATATTACAACAGTATCAAAACTAAACAGTGTGTGAGGTTGACTTGTGTGTAAAGATATTTGACCTGAGTTATTCCATTTTAACTTGACATTTTGATAATCTTCTATAGTTGTTGATATATTCTCTACAGTTTTTCCAGTCACAGATGCTACTGAAGCACTTATTCCACCACCATTCGTTCCTGTATTATCAAAACTTGCTAAATCACCAACCTTATAACCCTGACCAGCTTCGTGTATATCAAATGATTTAACTGAACCCTTACTTACAGATTCAATTGTTGAACTTTGTAATAATATTTCATTTGGTTCATTAATAAAGTCATTATCTGATCCAACATCACCAACAGCGTATGGTAATGTATTTCTAACTAAATCTGAATTATTAAAATCAAATGTTTGATCTACTACCTGTTCAATTAATTTTGATCTATATGAGTTACCAATGTAATGCGGAAATACAGATGTTTGAGTATTTGTGTTTATACCTACAAAATATGCATAAACTCCATTTGGAAACTCTGGAGTTTTTCCATATCTACCGTTGTGTTTATCTAAATCTCCTGAATTATTAAATTTATAGTCATCTACAAAAAATCCATTTGAGAAACCAGAAGGTCTATCTACAACATCAGAAATTGATAAATTGTAACTAGTTGATAAATTTCTTACCTGAGAGTTTGCATTTGAAGGATCATCATATCCATATGGTCCGTAAATAGGATTACCGTCATATGCCCAACCAATTATTGGCGAATGGTCAATACTATCATCACCAAACTCAGATAAACCTATTGCAGTTGAGTATCCGACCATACCATATTGCAAACCATCCTCTGTGTCCACCAATATTTCATTTCCGTGTCTTTCGTGATTATTGAGTGTAAGATGCCTCACAGACGCTTCTAGAGATGCATTAGAACCTCTAGAGGTTACTTTAATAGAAGTGGTTGCAGAAGTATAACCTATACCAGTGTTAAGCACCACTACATCAGTTACCTTCTGGTTAACCACCACTGCTCTTAATTTTGCACCAGTTCCCGAACCTATACCTACAACTTCTAAGTCGGGAGGTGAAGTATATTCGCTTCCTGTATTTGTAACTTGAACATTAATTATTTTTCCGTCATTAATTATTGGTTTTAATTCTGCACCTTTTCCAGATTTAACAGTAATTGTTGGTTTTTTATGAAAATTAATTGTTGTGGATCCATATCCAGTTCCTGCATTATTTAAATAAACATCAGAAATTGATCCTTTTATCACAGGAGTTGCAGTAATTACACCAACTCCACCAATAATATCTGCATTTACTGTAACAGTTATTGGTGGATATGCAAAAAACTGTTCGCTACTACCTATAGAAACTATATTTACGTAATTATTTCTATCATAATTTGCAGTAATTGTTCCTGCAGCACCCGCATTTGCTAATCTAAATTCATTTTCATTTAATTTAATTACTTTATAACGTATATTTGTATCTAACCCACCTATTTCTGTACCATTAGTATTATATGTAACCACCTCTCCATCATTAAATCCATGATTCTTGAAGAAAATAGTGTCGTGTGCTGTGCTAATTCCTGTGGGTTGAACAGTTAATGTGCGATTTTCAAAATCAGTTCCTGCATTTATTATAGAAATTTTGGAAATTGTATTATTTGCTTTCTTAGTTCTGAATTTATGTGTACCAGATGTTTCTGCAGTTGTAAAACCAACAGTGTTAATACCTGCAGAATAGTCCGCTTGAGTTTCATATAGGTTAATTGTTTTGTTATTTACAACTTCTGCAACATAAACAGATCCATTATTAAGAGTTAAACCCGTAATTAGATTAATTCCGTCTTGATAAGCAGTTGTGCGAATACCAACTCCAATAGCGGTGTTACCGTTTCTATTGTAAATTAATTCATCGCCACTAATTAAATTGTGATTTTGTGCAAAAGTAATATTATCATTAGTAACATCAACTCCACCACCTGCTGTTGATTGTCTACCATCAAATGATAATGTTCTATGTCTCTCTTCAAGTTGTGCATCTAAAACTGCTCCTGAAGAGTTACCACCTGTAATAGTTACTGATGATACCTTCTTTACATCAAAGTTTTGAGGATCAATATAAACCTCAGTTAATTTACCTTTAACTACAGGTTGAACTAATGCAGTTGTTAAACCTGCTTCTATTGTTATTGATGGTAGATTAACAACATCAAAATTAGTTCCACCATTAAATACTCTAACGCTCTCTAACGGTCCATAATAGACTTTATCCTCAGACTTATAGTTTATAACCTCAACACCGTTCACAAGCATTCCAAGAGCACCTGGTGCTGTTACAGTGTTTTCTCCAGTTTTTACGTCAAGATTGTATGGAAACTTACGTAGTAACTTCTGAGGATGGATAAATTGTGTCTTTTGAGTAACAAGTGTAAACTTATGAAATCCTGAAGTTGCAGGTGCAGAAAAATATTCACGAGTTGGTGCTATCGAATTATCTGCATCAATCAATGATCTTGATCTATATAATTGTATTTTTTTCTTATCTGCTAAAACTTTAACGAAGTATGAGACACCATCATCTAGTCCATCAAGAGAATTATTCTCTGCATTGTAAATAACCTCCTCACCAGTATTAAAAGGCACATCAGTGTTAAATGATAATACACTAAATTTAAGTTTATTTGTATCAAATTCTTGTAAATTTGTTGATACAAGGGATGTTATGATTGCTTGATCAAGATTTTTTGTTAATGTATATGATGGAAGTGAACTAGCAGCGACATAAAAACAATTTTCTTTTTCTGTATATAAGTTTTGTATATCTGCGGTAATCAAATCATTTCCATAAATTAAAGGTGCACCACTACTATTAACTGTTTCTAGTTTTCTACGTATCGAATAATCTGTAGTTGCTGAAGGAGACCCACTTAAACCCCCTAGAGTAACTTGTTTACCGTTTATGGTCTGAACAGTTGCATCTGCAAAAACAACCGTCTCAGACGCTCCTAGAAGCACATCTACGATATCACCGACCTTTAGTGCAGATGGATCTGGAATAGTTTTTAAATTGAAACCATTATTAGTATTATCTACAAAAAATCTAGAACTTGTATTGTAAATCCAAGAATTTGCAAATATTTGTTTATGAGTTTTATTGAATTCTGGGTTTTTTATCTTTTCACCAACGTTTTTTACATATATCTTCTCCCCTTCAGTTACTGATGATACATCTCCGATAGTTTCTACATCTGATAATACTCCTGTTATCCTTATTTCTACCTTTTTTGTTAAATCGCCATCCTCGTAACCAAAAAAGACATCATTTGTCCTTATTGGTGATTTTACACCCATTGCATTATCAACTCCAACACATCCTAAGAACTGGTTTACAGTTTTTGATGAATATGTGATTATATTATCACCAGATAGCAAAGTTCCTGTTGTTCCAAATCCAACGGTGCTATCTACGGTAATAACTGATGATCCAATTGATACAGGATTTATATTTGCAGTTTTAGGTTGTATTTCAAATGTTCCTTCGATTAAATCTCTATCATCAAACCCAACAAATAGACCTAACTTAAAATATGTGCTAATTCCTGACCTTGTAAAAATTTCAACTTCTGATACTGATGCCTGTGTTGCTAAATCCGATGCTTTTTTGATTGTTTGACCAACTAATTTATCTGGATCTCCTGAAATTCTTTCAGCTACAACAATTTCTCTTCTTAAAAACTCTGCTGATGATGGTTTAGGTAAATATTGCTCTAAATCTATAACTTTCGGTTCTTCACCAAATAATACTTTAAATAGTATCTTATATGACTCCTCCGTGCCTTTTGATTCATAAAATGTCCTTGCTTCTTTTACAAAATTATTAACGTCAAGGTCTGAAACAAAATCTAAATCCTCTAAACCAGGTGTATATGTGTATTTTAACTTTTTATAAAATTCTTTTAGGAAATTTGAACTTAAATTTAAAACTTCCTCTCCAGCCTCATGCGATGCCTGACTAGTTTCTTCAAAAAGTAACTCTTCTGCATTTAAATTTGTTCTATAACTACTAATCCCACTAAAACCACGAATAACACCTGTAAATGTGTTTGTGGTTAATCCTGTGTAAGTAAATATTTCATTATCAATCTTAAAAAGACCATATTGATCTGGAAATCCTTTAGTAGAATATACTTGTACACTATCTGAGGTTGAAGAGATACCAGAATATAATGTAGTTTTTCCAGATATAACTTCTGGAGTTAAATTATCAATTTTAATATACTGATCTAAATTATCTGCAAGATCAGTTGCACCAGATTGATGTTCCTGTGAGATATAATACTGCTTTAGAAAGTCAAGAGTCTTTGGACTCTCTGCCCGAATGTAGTCAGGGAGTTGATTCGCTAAAATTTGCTGAACCTGTACTCGTTTCTCAAAACCAGTTTGTATCATTTCTTAGTAACCGCCTCCAGACGATGTTGAACCTGAGCTAGTGCTTGTTGTGGTTGATGGTGTAGTTGTGCTAGTCAAAATTGTAGCAGTCGCTGTTGAAGTATCACCTCTTTTTAGACTTCCATTCAAATAACTTGATGTTGTCTTATATCCGACACCAGATATCTGCTCACCAGATGAAATTGTATCCTTAATCATATTTATTGTGCTATCTGCAACAGAAAAACTTAAGTATAAGTCTTTTAAACCAATAATATCATTAGAATCTGGGAACGCTTGAATTTCTATTATATCATTTGCTGCGACAGTTGATGTTATGGTTAATGTGTTTACTATTATTTCACCTTTTTTGTAATCAATGGTTCCAGCTGACTTAACTACAACAGTAAATTCATTACTTTCTGATGATTCTCTAACCACAGATAAAACACCCATATCACCAGTCTCATTTGGCACATCTGTAAAGTACAAAGTGCCTAATTGATTTGCTAAAGTAAATCCTGTGCTCTTTATGTTAAACCCACCTGCATTTTTCTTGAATGTATTACCGTAACATAACTCATATTGTGCAGATTGATTCAATAAACACTTCATGTTACGTCTTATTATGACTCTGGTAATATTTGATGTTATAGAACTGTCTGATCCATCAATTATTTGACCTAATTTACTGTATTTGAACCTTCCACCGAACTTATTAATATTTGAAGTGGAGAATGTGTTCAAAACATCCACTACTTTACTCTTAACTCCATTCACATTACTAACTTGAGAACTATTGTAGTAAATAGCACTATCAATTTCAACATATAATACCTTCAAATCTATTATTTTTTGATTTATACCCGATAAAGCATAATTTTTCAATTTTGATTGTATATTTTGTTTATCAAAGTCCGAAACAAAATCACCATTTTTTGGTTTGATGCTTATTAACACTTGTCCAAACTCTGGTGGATCAAGTTCCTCGCCCCCTACAACCGCTACAGACTCTGTATTAGGGTAAATAGACTGAATTATCGCTTCGTAGTCTCTGGCGGTCACTGCACGGTACTGAGAAGCATAAATTCTAGGAGCAAAGTACTTAATAGAATCAATACTCTCTATATCACCACCATTTGCAGCAGACTGATTTGTAGTAATAGTTATATTATTAGTTGGAACAACTGGATTGTTATCTGAATCTAAAACTCTTCCAGAATATGAAAATATTGAAGAACCATTACCTGCTTTTCCATCTGTAATAATGTAAGTCGCAGTAATTACTGCACCATTTTCTAGTTTTTTACCAAAATAACCATCACCAAACAACAACTCATACTTTTCATCCTGAACTTCTTGAAGCAGGTAAATTTCTGACGTTGAATCAATATTTAAAATATTATTTGATCGTGAATATTCTCTACCAAGAGTAGTTTCATTGGGTCCTTTAACTCTTACGACAATAGTTGAACTGTCTATGAACGAATTATCTAAAACAAACCTCTGATCCAGTGATCCATCAACTAAAAATTGCTTACTTAAGAAAGTTCCTTGATAAACTTCAATATTATTAAATGATGCTACACCATTGCTAACTGTCGTTGTAATACTTGATGGTATTGAGAACATGACTGTAGTGTTTTCAGTCGCCCCTACACACACTAGACCTGCTGCTAAAGTTAGTGTTGGTGTATTAGATGTAGTATTAATAGAAAAACTTATCTCTGCCTTTGCTGCTGATCTAGAGCGAGGAACGTATCCTATATTTCTTGCTAATGAGACTACATTTTCTCTTAATGTTGCAGAATCTAAGAAAGATTCATTTACAACCATGTTAGAGTTGAATGCGGTGATGTAAGTATTATATGCTAAAGTATCAATTAAGACTGAAAAGTTTGACCCATCAAAGTCAAAGTCCTTGAAATCAGAGTTTGCTCTTAAATAACTCTTTATTTGTGATTTGATTTGATCAAAATCTAAATTTGTAAACTTGGTAAATGGCATATTATCGAGTTGCTTCTAGGATGAATGAAAATTCTTGAGGTGGTAGTGCTGCTCCAACAATATCAAAGAAAATCGTAACATCAAAGTTGTTTTGGTCAGGTCTTGCACTGACTCTAACTCGAACATTATTGACTCTAGGTTCAAAGTTCCTTAGTGTTGTTACGATTTCTTGTTCTATAAGGTTAGAAGTTCCAAAATCCATCAAATCAAAAAGACTATCATAGACAGATGAACCTAGAATTGGATTAAAAAATCTTTCACCAGGAATTGTTTGCACTAAATTACGTACGGAACGACGAATTGCATTCGCATTCTTAAGAACAGGTAGATCTTTTGTGATTGGGTGAGGTTCAAAAGACAAACTTATATCTTTAAATGACCTTGATACCCGATTTCCGTACATTAGGTAATAGTTTACTCACTTTATTTATGTGAGTAGTGTAACACTATTATAAAATCTCTATATTTACACTTGCATTATGACTATCTCGACCAATTTTACCACAAGGAAAAGAATTGAAAGACATGGTATACCTATTTTCCGCATCATGTTCTGTTTCAGTAACTGCATGAATCAATGAAGACGGAAAAAGTATTAAATTTCCTGCTATGGAAGGTTGAAAATGTTGAATTATATTGTGTTCACTACCTGGAAACATCATTTGCACGATATTTGAGAGATTTGTTGGTTTTAGTGGATCATTATCACCTGTCCAATGGTTGTTACAGAAAAAAACTGTCTTTGCACTTGAGTCTGTAAGGTAAAATATTCCACTAATAAATGAATTTGGGTGACTATGGGCACCATGTATGGAGTGACCACCTGTTCTATTACCCCAAGACGATGAAATTTTGATTTTATCACACTCTAATTCAAATTTTAACCTAACTTGCTCTAAACATTGATGAAACCAGTCATATATTTCCGAATATCTCTCCTCTTGATCTAATCTAACACTAACAGTTTGCTTACTTCTATGTGTATG